TATCAGATGCGGTGAAAACTTATGATGAGTACACTCAAACAGATGTAAACCAATCATTCGGTCATTTATATTTAAAATATGGTTTATCTTATTTGATTGCCGATATTAATAAAAATGGAAAACTTGACGGTGGTGACCCTTATTCAATATATGCATCAATTTCAGGTTTGAAAAAAATTGATACATCTTATGTAATTAACGCGATGAGTAAATCTGATTATGATTCACTTATTTTAAGTACAAATCAATGGTCATTATGGGCAAACCATGTAAATGGAAATAATTACATTTATGATAGTGTTGGTACTTCAAATATTAATGTAGATATCAAATACTATATATTAGGTGATGTTGATAGAACATATTCATCTCCGGTTTTAGATGCAACGGGTAATCCAATTGTAAGAGCAATCTATAAAGGTAAATTTGATGTTACGATTCCTAATCTAAGTGCACCAACAGGTCAACCTCTTTATGTTCCATTTAATGTAAATACAAATGGTGACATGGCTTATGGGTTACAGTTCGAAATGAAATATGACAATACAAAAGTTAAATTTGAAGAAATTGTATCTAATTTTGGGGAGACTCCATGGTTACAATATGTAACTCATGATGAATCAAATGGTACTGTTAGATTTGGTGGTATGAATAACCAAACTAGTGGAGCACTTATTGGTTCTGCAACACCATTCAAACTTAAATTCTCACCTATTGGTAATAACGATGTTTTAACTAACATATATGTAAGAAAATTAATGGACGCATCGGATAATAATGGTGACCACTATAATATTGCTTTAACAAGTCAAGTTACAACATTGTTGTTTAAAATGTCACCAAATCATTCTGGTGTGGATATTACAGAAATTACCGCTTCAATTAGACCAAACCCAACAACTGGATGGTTTGAAGTTGAGGTTAAGTTCCCGGATGTGAATATGTCCGTATTAGCAAGTATTTATGATACACAAGGAAGATTAATTAAAACTGTTGGTGAAATATCAGGTGATGGTATGACAAATGTTACATACAAACAAATTGATATGACAGCTTCAGATAATGGTAACTATTTCTTGATACTAAACAATAAACAAAAACAAATAACAAAACAATTCGTAAAAGTCTAAAACTATGAGTGAAGAAACAAACGCACCTGAAACCAATGATGGAACTTGGTCAGGATTAAAGAAAACATTAATTGGAACATTATCAACAGCAATTTTAGCTGGTGGTGGTTGGTTAACTACTACCTTTTTTAACGGTGGTGAAGATGAAAAAGAAAGTGCTCCAACACAACAAGTAGCACCGGTTATTAATATTACTAACAGTAATTCTAGTCAACAATCAAACGGTGGTGGTACAAATACAGTAATTAAAGAAAGAGTTATTGAAAAAGAAGTACCAGCAAAAAGTGAGACACCAAAACCTAAGAAAAAAGAAGGTGATGAATTTAAAGAAGAAGCACCTAAATGGTAATAAACTAAGAAAATAAAATAAAAAAGATGAGTAGTCAAACAACACCAACAGGGTTTAAAGAATTATTAAATGCAATGATGAAAAGAAGATGGTATATAACTGCCATGGTTCTTGGAGGTTTTATGTTTATAATTGGAGGTATGTTCTTCGCGATTTTAAATAAAAACGGAATAGAAGGAGAATGGAAAGAATTACTACTTCTTTTATTGGGTGCATTTATTGGTTCATATGGTAAAATTATTGATTATTGGTTTAGTGATACCGATAAAGATAAAATGTTAGTACAAAAAATGGATGAGGAAGATGGTACATCACTATCTAATACTGGAGATATTCCTCCTAGCGTACCACCAAGTTCACCAGAATCAGTTACACCATTAGTGAAACAAAAAGTTGAAATTGATGAGGATGGTGACGGAACAATGGATGGTTACGATACGGATGGAGACGGTATAATTGATGAATATTTTGAACATAGACAATGTGAACATGTTTGGGGTGACCAAGATAATGACGGTGAATTGGAATGTTTAAAATGTGGTAAAATTAAAGATAATGAATAACACATTTAAATCTAAGATAAAAGAACACACAATAACTATTGGTGCAATCATACTATGGTTTACATTTATGATTTTACTATCAGCGTCAGCAAACGCTCAGACCGTTGGTAAAACACAAACAGAACAATACAAAGCTTCTTTTGAGACTGGAGTTAATATCGATTCATTAATGAATTACGATGGTAAACAAATACCAATACAGATTTTAAAGATTGGTATTAATGATGAAGTATATGAACAATATCCGGAATTAAAAGAAAAAAAGGTTGGATTAGGTGTTGCTAACATTGTGTTAGAATACTTAGAAAACCTAAATAGATTCACATTTACTGAAGATAAAACAGAGATTAAAAACAGAATGGTTAAACAATTTCAAGCATCTCAATCTGGAATATCGGCAGATACTTTAGATGGTAGAGGAAAGATTAGATTAGCACATTATTTTGTTACCATTGAAGTTTATGATTTTTCGGTAAGTGAGGATGAAACTGTTAATATGACTAACGGTGTTAAAAATACCGTGGTTACTAGACTTGGTCTTCAAATAAGATTTACAGATGCGGAGACAGGTCAAATCATAGCGGCTAGTGGATTAGGGGAAGCTAAGACCGTAAGAGAACTAAGTTTAATAAATGACGATAATTTAAGTGAGGTTAAATTTAACCAATCAACTATCGGAATTAGTACTAAAAAGGCATTAGATATTGCATGTAGTCGAATATTACTTAGAATGATTAAAAAGGGAGTTTTTCCCAAGTAAATAAAATTTTTATTAAAATAAAAGGGGGGTTAAAACCCCCTTTTTAATATTTATTGTTGATATGTTTTTAAAGTCAATTAGAATTATTTTTTTTGTTTTATGTTTCGTGTCATTCGGACAAAACGCTAACGCTCAAATAATTACTTATACTTTTATTGACCCATGTACTAAAGAGGTATCACTATTTAGTATACCAGTACAATCGGGAAAAACAACAATTATTTTTTATGGTAAAATAGGAAATTTTGATGCAAATGATGTTTCAAATGGTACATTTGCTAATTGGATAAACCAATCATATTCTGATTACAGAAAAATATCTCCATGTTCACAACAACAAGGACAAGTAACTCAAAATCAAATTACAACTCAAATTATTAGTAGTACTGTACAATCTATTGTTGGTAGTATTATGTCTTCAGCGCAATCTCAATCTGTAAATGTAGAAACAGGTGGTGGTAATGATGCTGGTGGTAAGGGTAATAACGATAATTCAAATAAGAAAAAAAATGATGGTTCAAACAACACTAATGGGACTTCGACAGGTTCTTCTTCAAATCAAACTGGAGGAAAATCCCAATCGGGTTCAGGAACTAATAGTTCAGATGGAGGAACGAATAACTCACAAGGAGGAGGAACCACAACGAATGGTGGAGGGTCTACAAATTCAGGTAACTCAACTCAAGGGGGAGGTTCAACGGCTCAGCCACCTGTAGGTGGTGGTTCATCTGGCGGTTCAAGTAGTGGGTCGTCAACTAATGGTGGTAGTTCTACAGGAGGAACTAGTGGTTCAGGTTCTACGGGAGGAACTAGCGGTTCAGGAAGTGGAAGTAGTACATCCGGCAGTTCCGGCAATAATGGAGGAACTAGTGGTTCAGGTTCTACAGGTAGTTCGGGAAGTGGAAGTAGCACATCCGGCAATAATGGAGGTTCAGGAACAACATCAGGAACTGATACTAAAACACAAAAAGGTGAAGAGGTTGGTGCTACCACAACAATGAATAATGATGCACATAACGATAATGGTTCGGGTGGTGGAACATCAGGCGGTGGGGGTAGTAAAGGTGGTAAATCGGGAGGTAATGCAAGAAGTAATCCAATTATTGTATCATCAGATATAACATCCGCTCAAAATTTAAATAAATCATATACTCCAATTATTAATATTGGGACTGGTAAGTCATCTATGACAGGTTTATCAAGTTACGGTGTTACCGCCATGGTGTGGTTAAATTTTGAACAATTTGCATTATCCACAAGATACACTAAGATACACTTCAATAAAAGTAAAAAATTAAAATTTGTTCATAATGTTAATTTAACCGGTGTTTATACATACGGTAATTTTTTAGGTTTTGTTGGTTATAGTGGAATTTTAAACGGAGGAAAATACGGTATAACTGGTTTTAATATAAGTGGTGCTGCAACAATAATCGCAACTGATAAAAGTGGTTACTATTCCCCATCAATAACAGCGTTCTATACGAGACCAATAAAAGTAAATAAAAAGTTAATAGTATCTCCTGAAATTTATTTGATATCAACTCCATTAGTTTACTCAACAAAAGAAAATGTTACAATTTCAGATAGATTTTTTAGTGGATTTATTGGTAGTGGTTTTGATTATCAAATATCAAAAAGATTTAAAGTAAATGTAAACTATAAAGCGAATTTGAGTACGAATCCCCAAGTTCCTATTTTATCATTCTTTTTAATTGGTAGTAAAATAAATCTATGAGGAAACTACTATACATATTATTTTTATTATTATCACCTGTCTTAGGTTTTTCACAGGCGACATCTGTTAGTCTTGGGACATCAAGTACAGGTACACTTTCATCGACCTATAATGTGTGGACTAAAGTTGACCCAAATCTAACTTTAACCGCAAATGGAACAATTACAGGTTTTAGAGTTCAAATATCACAAACATATACAAGTGGTGACCAATTAAGGTCAACGGCAACACTCCCATCGGGAGTTTCTTCATCGTTTAACACCACAACGGGTGTTTTAATTTTTAGTGGTTCAGCAACCGCAACAAATTGGGAAACAGTATTAAGAGGTGTTGAATTTAAATCAACTACCACCACATGTTACGCTCTTCAAAGAAGAGTAACTTTTGTTGCTGGTACTGTTTTTTATAACCCATTAACCGAACACTTTTATGAATATGTGTCAGGTACCACAAGTTGGACAAACTCATATACTAACGCGAGTAATAAATCATACTTCGGAAGGGTTGGTTATTTGGCGACAGTTTTATCTGAGGCGGAAAATAACTTTATTTGGAAATTAATGGCAAACGATGCTTGGTTTGGAGCATCCGATGATTACAACTATATTAATACATCAAAAGGTACAACATTCTTTGCTAGTCAATCCGCAGCGGAAGGAAAGTGGCATTGGGTAACAGGTCCTGAAAAAGGTCAAAACTTTTCAAATGGAAACACACCAAGCACAACCTTAGTATCGGGTATGTATCATAAATGGGCGGGTGGAGAACCAAATGGTACCTCGGAAGCGTTTGGACAATTCTATTCATCAAATAATGGTCAATGGAATGACTTAGCAAATAGTAATCTACCCGGTTATATTTGTGAGTATGGTGATATGCCAGGTGATATAACAACGAGTACAACTATATTAACAAGAAATATTGAGGTTAGTAACTCTTCAAGTGGTTACATAAGTGGTGGTAATGTTAATGTATGTTCGGGAAGTAATAGTACAACATTAACATTAAATAATTTAACAGGTAGTGTTGTTAGATGGGAATCATCTTTCGATAACTTTTTTACTGCGGGAACAACTATCACAAGTACATCAACAAGTATAACGGTAACTAATTTAACGAAGACGACATATTACCGAGCAATTGTAAACTCATCAAGTCCTGTTAGTTGTTCGGGATTGGCAACCTCAAGTGTTTATGTTACCGTAAAACCAACTAAATCGGGTACGGTATTTGCAGCAAACAATTCTATATGTGCTGGTGGCCAAGTTGAATTGACATTATCAGGTCAACAGGGTAATGTAAATAAATGGCAACGCTCAACGGACAATGTGAATTGGACTAACATCTCTAACACAACAACAAGTTTAACAGAAACGATTAGTTCCGCTGGTACATATTACTACCGTGTTGAGGTACAAACACCGAGTTGTGGTAGTGCGGTTAACTCAAGCTCAAAAACAATTACGGTAACATCGGGAACACCTCCTGTTGGTGGTGGTGTGTCATCCTCAACTCACACGAGCACAACAAACTCAGGTACATTGACATTAAGTAGTTATACAGGAACAATTGTTAAATGGCAAAGGTCTACTAATGACGGTGTCAACTGGACAGATATAACAAATACCGCATCAACATATAGTTATACCAATATTACCTCAAAAACATTATTCAGAACACAATTACAAAGTGGTACATGTGGATTTGCGTATAGTAGTAATGGTACGGTGTCAATTATAACGGAAACAATTAGTGGTACAATTACAATCCCATCTGGACTGTCTACGAGACCACAGGTTAAATTATATTTGGTTGTGGGTACTAAGGATACATTATTACAAACTGTGACCGTTGGGGTGACCGGAGCGTTTACATTAAATCCAACCACATATAATTCTACATATAAAGTAGTACCCTCATATACAGGGGTGGTAAACAATACAGATTTTAATTTGGTCTTTAGTGAATCTCAAAATGAAAATGTACCAACTTTATTAAGTCCAGGTTTAGTTTTAACAAGTGGACAAAAAATGAAGAGTGGTGATATTAATGAAGACGGAATGATTACAATATCAGATGCGTATCTTCTCGGTGCAAGTTTAACCGGTTTAGTTCCATATAATGAGGTATTTTGGTATACCGCATCGAATTTTAATTCTATGACAATTTCAAATTTTAACTCATTTACTCCCGTAAATTATTTTGTAATAAATTTTACAACAACCTCGGTGATATTGAATATCAAATATATTGTTAAAGGTGACGCTGATTTATCGTCATCATCAAATTAAATTGAGGATAATTCAAGATACAAATTGTGAATTTCCCCACAAGTTTCATAATCTTCAACACTTTCAAAATATGGTATTAAATCTCTAATTAGAACTATAATTTCTTGTCTACTAAATTTTAATTCCGTTTCCCAATCTAAATCCATTATTTTAGCTGATAAAACTAAAATTAAATTATTTTTATCTTTGTTTTTAAGATTACCAAAAAGATTTATTATATTCTTATAGATTTTAACTTTATTGATATCGTAAAAATCTGTAAATCCCGAATATTTTCCTTTAATGTTCAATTTTTTAATTGAAATCTCATTATTTTTTGTAGTCATGGTTTGTTTAATTATTTTTCAACAGTATGTTCAATTTGAACTCTAATACAATTTTGAGGTAAGTGATTGATGTGTCTAAAATTATTTATATATCCCATCATATTTCCACTACCTACAGCATTTGCTGAGTGTACAAAAACATCAACAACAGGTTTACCATCCATCCATTGTTCAACCAACCATTTGACACAATCCATACCAGTTTTTTCGGTAATATTATCATAGTTCAATGTATAGTTATGATAAACATTTTTGTGCCATTCTTTCATTGCACTATCCCCTAAGTCATGGTCTAATGAAATCAATTCAATATTTTCTAACCCTATTTCGGTTATCTTATCTACAAATTCCTCATAGTTCCTAACAACCACCCATTCCTCTGGTAAAATTGGGGTACGAATGTCATCTAAATAAATTCTTTTTTTCATTGTGTAGTTTTTTTTACTAATTCTCTTCATTTTTTTTAAATGGTTTTGAATACGGTGGATATATTAATTTCCAAATTTGTTCGGTATATTCTTTACCGTCCAACATATTGAATAATAAATTTGGGTGTTTATACATTTTTGCATAAGACGCAAATACTCCTCTGTTTTCAATACCGTGAACTCTGTTTATTATTTTGAATATCCATTGATATTCTTTATCTAATGTTTCAAATTGAGTTAACAATTCTTCTTTAGTTTGTTTAACCCAATCATAAAATTCATCGGGTACTTTATCAAGTATATCATCTAATGGTCTTCCATCTTTCAAATACTCCCATATATCTCGGTTAGATATGTTGGTTATAATTCGATGAAGACGAACATACTCCTCTCCTTTAATTTTCATTCGAAAACCATTTTTAAAACGAATTACATAACCTTCTTTATCTTTCGATATATCATTTTTTAATTCATCAAATCCCTCTCCCCATGTTTTGTATAGAGTGACAATATTGAAACCAATGTTATTCAATAAATTTTTTAAACGAATATCATAGTTGTCGGTGTAATGGATATTAACTTCGTCACCTGTTAGTGTATGAACCATTCCTAATAAAACTAAGTCTTCAAAGTCATAAACACACACGATTCTATTTTCGGAGTAAATGATTTCAAATAGATAGGTGTAATCGGGATTCAATCTATTATAATCGTATTTCTCAAGTAATTCACGACCCTTTATTGATTGTGGTGAAGTAAATGAACCCCTCGTTGCTAAAATCCATTCGTCTTGGTAATTGAATAATATACCCAAAGAACCATCCATTTTTTCGTAGACATCAAAATATTCATTTGGTATTTCTTCAGGTGTTAATTCTTCATAATTGAAGAACTTAGTGAATGGTCTTGCAACAATTTCACCTTTACTGTTAGTAACAAGACCACGACATTGCACAGTTATCTCATCCCACAATCTTTCATATTGAACTTTTGGTGAATAATTCCATATGGTTAAATCAAGAGTTGGGTGGATTTGTTTTTGCAACAAACCATCTTTGTGGTACTGTTCTAATTTTTCAATCATTTTATAGTTTCACCTCGAAACGGTTTTTCATTTGTAAAAGTTTTTCTTCTGGTACATTGTGTTCATTTACACCTCCGTGTCTATTTTCAACAATGATACTATGTACTCTATAACCGTATCTTTCGGCCATTTGGTAATATGATTCCATTTCCCACTCTTGAGTGAATGTGTTTGAAACCACGATTTTCATAACACTATTTTGCATAAGATGAGAACATCTTTGATGACAGTCATTGTGAGCCTCTTTTAATTTTGTTGCATCAAAATTATAATTACCACTCTCATCAACAAAATAATCGTCAGCGGATAAAGGTTTCAACTGATTGTTTGGCATATGTAAAATAACCCCACCCAAAGTTGTTTTACCCGAACCAGGTAAACCTCTTAATAATATTAAATCTTTTGTATATTCCATATCCATAATTATTTCAATTAAAAAAACAAGCTGTGGTGTCACAGTCAATACATTTAACTCACATTACCACATGTAGTAGTGAGCACTCGTTTAATTACTTAACAGAATCAGTTGATACCGCCGTAGAATCCATAACTGGAGCTACCGTAGTGTCAATAGAAACTGATGTTGAATCTGTTTTTCCTGTTTCTGTGGTTGATTCATTTGAACCACATGCACTCATCGAAATCATTGCGACAAATGCAAGAAAGTATGCATATTTTCTCATTACTCCACAAATATACTAAAAACTTTTGAAATAAAAAAATCCCCAACGAGTGGTTGGGGATTGAGGTCATTTTGTGGTTTCAACACCACAGACTAAAAAAACGAAAGGATTTCGGCAAAGATTTCCTATGTGTATAAATATAAATATATATCTTTTTTAGAAAATCTCAATATTTAATACTATTTTTTAAAAATTTTTATTTCTCCGTCTTTTATTTTCAAGGTAACATTAGTTTTTTCTTTAATTGTTCCCTTTAAAATTTCATCACTTAAAAAGTCTTCACAAAGGTTTTGAATGATTCTTTTAACTGGTCTTGCTCCATACTCCTCTTGGGTGTTAAGTTCAGCAATACGGGTAATAATCGTTTTATCAAAAGTAATGTTATAGTTCTTTTCTTTAAGTCTATTAACAAGTTTATTTAATTCAATTTGTATGATTTTATTCATGGTATCCTTATCCAATGAGTTGAATAAAATTACATCATCAATTCTATTTAAAAATTCAGGATTAAATTGTTGTTTTAGTGATTTTTGTATGATACTTTTTCTAACCTCATATTTTTGTGTCTCACTTGATTTTGTGTTAAAACCAACTCCACCACCAAAATCGGACACTTTTTTAGCTCCAATATTAGAAGTCATAATTATAATGGTATTTGTGAAGTTTATCTTTCTACCAAATGAATCGGTTAAATGTCCCTCGTCAAGAATTTGAAGGAGAATATTAAACACATCTTTATGTGCTTTTTCAATCTCATCAAATAAAACCACAGAAAATGGGTTATTTTTAATTTTCTCAGTTAGTTGTCCACCCTCATCATAACCAACATATCCCGGAGGCGAACCGATTAATTTTGAAACATTATGTTTCTCCATAAATTCACTCATGTCAACTCTAACAACTTTTTCGGGGTCACCAAATAAAATTTCAGCAATTGATTTTGCAAGATATGTTTTACCAACACCCGTAGAACCTAAGAAGATAAAAGACCCAATAGGTTTATTTGCGTCCTTAATACCAACTCTATTTCTTTTAATAGCCTTTGAAATAATACCAATAGCGTCATCTTGACCAATTACCTTAGATTTCAACCTTTCATCAATTTTTAATAAATTTTCAGTTTCTCTACTATCCAATTTACTTATTGGAACACCAGTCATTTGAGATATTATTTCATATACATCATCAACACTAATTGGTATTTTATTGTCTTTTTGTTTTTCTAACCATTTAATTTTTTCATTGTCCAATTTAGCAATTATTTTTCTTTCCTCGTCCCTTAGTTTTGCTGCTTGTTCATAGTTTTGACTCTTTACTACTTGGATTTTTCTTTCTTTTATTTCATCCGATTCTTTCTTTAATTTTTCAATAGAATCAGGAATTTTTGTGTTTATTTTTTTATCCGAACCCAACTCATCCATTACATCAATTGCTTTATCTGGAAATTGTCTATCGGTTATATATCTATCAGATAATTTAACAATAATTTCAACCACACCATCATCATAATGTACTTTATGAAAATTTTCATATGAAGTTTTCAAGTTTTCTAAAATCTGAATAGTTTCATTTATTGTTGGTTCTTTTAAGATAATTTTTTGGAATCTTCTTACAAGAGCCCCGTCTTTTTCAATGTGTTTTTTAAACTCATCAAAAGTTGTTGCACCAATACATTGCATCTCCCCCCTCGCCAAAGCTGGTTTAAGTATATTTGCAGCATCCATTGCTCCACTTGCATTACCGGCACCAACCATTGTGTGTAACTCATCAATAAAAATAATAACATTTGGTTCATTTTGTAGTTCGTTTAAAATTGCTTTTATTCTCTCTTCAAATTGTCCCCTATATTTTGTTCCCGCCACCAATGATGTTAAATCAAGTGACATTATTCTTTTATCTAAAAGATTGGTGGGACAATCACCCTTTACTATCATTAATGCAAGTTTTTCAACTAATGCGGACTTACCCACACCAGCATCACCAACAATAACTGCATTATTTTTCTTTTTTCTAGAAAGAATTTGTGCAATTCGTTTAACTTCTTTGTCTCTTCCAATAACAGGGTCAATTTTACCCTCCTCAGCTAATTTATTTAGGTCTCTTGAAAAATTATCAAGAATCGGTGTAGTTGAACCTTTTTTGGTTCTTTTAGGGTTTGAAACCGGCCCATCTTCGAAAAAATCTACTGACATATTATTTATAATTTTTATAAAGATACTAAAATTTTATATAAAAAACAAATGTTGGGTACTATTTCATTCACAAGTATTCAACATTATTGGTTTTTTATTTGATATTTATTGTTTATATTACCAAATAAAAAACACTATGGGTATTATTTCAGAAAAAATTGAAGGTAAGATGATTGAGGTAACTATCTCATCGTCAAATCTTAAATCAGCAAAATTTAACACAGAGGATGAAACTCTATTGATGGAATTCAATAACGGCTCTATTTATGAGTATGAAAAAGTTCCTTGGGAAACTTTCACTAAGTTCAGAATGGCTGAATCACAGGGAAAATACTTTAACGGAAACATTTCAAGAACATTTAAATATAAAAAGGTACAATGAGTTTATTTGAGGAACTAATAGAGGATAAAGACGCAGACAAAGAGATTGTTAAATCTTTTGAGTCAAAAGATTCTTTGCCCGATACTATTTTTTCTAATGATAACGGTAACCATAAATTAAAAGATGATGTTAGAAAAAAATTATTGGAAATCTCTAATGAATTTCTAGAATTTATAGGTATTGATTTTTTTGTGTTTGATATTGTTTTAACAGGTTCATTATCTAATTATAATTGGTCAAAATATTCCGATGTTGATATACACATATTAATAGATTTTGATGAATTTAGTTCGGGAAAAGTGAGTTCCGAGGTTTATATGACAATCGTAAAAGAGTTTTTTGATTTAAAAAGACGACTTTGGAATAGTTCAACTGATATTGTAATTAAAAACTATGAAGTTGAATTGTATGTACAGGATGTTGATGATAAACATCTATCATCTGGTGTATATTCAATATTAAATAATGAATGGGTTATTGAACCTCAGAAATCAAATCCAAAAATTGATGACAAGATAATCCTTGAAAAGGGTGAAGAATACGCAAAACTTATTGACGACCTTTCTGAAAAATCAGAACAGGGTAATGACATCACAAAAGATTTAAACGAATTAAAATCAAAAATAAAAAAGTTTAGACAGAGTGGGTTAGAAAGTGGTGGGGAATACTCATATGAGAACCTAACCTTCAAACTATTAAGAAGAAATGGGTATATTGAGAAATTGATGAATATCAAAACTTCTATTAGAAATAAGAAATTGTCCCTCCCACAATAGAAAACTTAAATTTTTTTCCTATATTCATGTATTTATAGGATAACGAAGAATAACATATTTAACAATTAACAAAAATGGCAGACTTAAAACCACTAGGAAGTGAGAAACTTAACGGAGACGATAAACTTAAACGTATCCTTGAGTTGACTTATTACGGTAATAAACAAAATACCACGTCATCATCATCAACATCTAAAGTTGAACGTATAACAGAATCATCAAACGGTGTTTTTGGTATCGTTAAAGAAAAAGACGGTTACTATGTAAAAAAAGGATTAAATGAAAACACCCTTGATTATATCGGTGGTCTTTTCATGAAAAACAAAAACCGATTTAATTCATATGCGGATGCTGATAAAAGAATGAACCTATTAAGTGGTTCGGAATTAAACGAAGCAACAAAATATGTTTTAAAACAAAATAAACCAGAATCTGAACCAATGCCACCGGCTGACGATATGGGAGCAGAAATGCCACCTATGAATTCAGAACAACCTATGAATGAACCTTTACCTTCGGATGATATGGGTGCTGAAATGCCACCTTCAGATGATATGGGTAATGAAATGCCACCTTCAGATGAAATAGGTGGAGAAGCAAAACCTTCAGATTATATGGCTGAGGTTCAAAAATTCTCAGGTAAATTAGGTCAAGAATTAAGAGACCAAAAATCTAAAATGGAAAGTGACGATATAAAATACGTACTTAACATGATTATTTCAGCTGTTGATTTGAATAAACTTGAAGATGAAGATATTGAAGAAATAGGTAAGAAATTTGATAGAGATGTCGAAGAAGATGCTGATTCCGATGTTGATACATCTGATGTTCCAGTAGATGATGAAGCTGCACCATCAGAACCAACAGGTGATGAAGAATTGGGTGAAACAATGGATAAATTACAAGAATTCTTAAATATGCCGGCAGTACAAGATGAAGTTGATTTATCAAAATACGCTGATTTAGGTACTTCAAATGAGGAAGAAATAAAAGAATTAGATTTGGACGAAATTAAAAGTGAAATTAACAAAAGTATTTCTGAAACTTTAGGAAAATATTTCAAGTAAAATGCGTTTAATATATGTTAATGAGATTGGTTCCGATTACAAAGGTCAAAAACAGTACGAATTTATCTTTAGTGATAGTGCAGAAATTGACATGGAAGAATGGTTCGATATACCAGCCTCATCAACAGTAAGTCCTAAATCTCCGGATGTGAAATATATAGACCAAGTTGGTCTTTTACGTGACACCGATGTAGTTTTTGAATTAATACAAAATTCTGACTATTTCGGTGTTATTGATGCTGTGGATGGTATAATTGCCATGGCTTGGGAGAAATCAAACTTCGATATGGAGGATGATAGATTATTTTTCCGTTTTGGTGAATCATACGAAAAAGTAATAGATAAACTAAAATCGAGAGATTTAAAATTAGAAAAACAAGATTTAAAATTTAAAATATCATGACAACAAGAAAAGAATTTGTAAGAAAATTATTATCAGAGGGGTTTAATAGAAGTACCATCATTATGATGAGTGATAACGAACTTAAAACCTTATGTGAAACACTATTTAATGAAAGTGTTATGGTTAAAGCTGGTAGTCCAACTGCATCCGTGGATATCGCAAACGCAAAAAAACAAGGTAAAACTATTGAAACTTACGAAGGTAAAGAAGATGTTTGTCCTATTTGTGGAATGAAAGAATGTTCATGTAAAGATAAAAAACATGGAAAGAAAACAAAAAACATAAAAGGAAAAAAAGAAAATACGGAATTATCAGAATGGGTGTTATCTTTGGCGGAAAGTAAATTTACAAAATTCACATCTAAAAAAGATATTATGGGTATTATTAATGAAAAGGTAATGACAACATCAAATCCAATGCCAGGTAAAGCTAAAATTGGACACAACGGTGTTCCCGAATTTATGACATATGATTCAATCATCTCATCCTCAACCAAAGAGAAAGAAAAGGAAAGAGAAACTGAAACACCGGTTAGAGAAAGACCTGTTAGAGAGAGACCAACAGAAAAACCTAAAACTGATGACCCATTTAGTCCTAAACCAGGACCTAATCATGCTCCAAAAGCATTAGCTGAAAAAAAAAGAATTAAAAATGGAATTTAGTAAAAAAAATTTGTTATCTTTAATTAAAGAAAATTTAGAAGAGATGGCAATGGATTTCGATACGGAAGATAGACCTGACCAAGGTATACAAAATAAATTAGCTCAAGGAGATACTCCATTGAAAAAAATTCCATTTCCTAAAACAGGTGATGAACCCAATAAAAATTTCCAAGAACTTTTAGCGTCTGAAAGATACAAACAAGTAATTAATAACCTAAGACAATATACAGGTATTAATACACCTCTTAGGACTGTTAATGATATAATGCCGTTAGCTCAAATGATGATGACTGCACATAATCAAATTATACAAACCGAAAGAGCTCATAGAGGAGAATTAGAAAAATTATCAGTTGATTTAGTTGTAAAAGAACTGAATGTGTTTACACCGAAGGAAATTGAAGAAGGTGCTGGTATTGAATTTAGTGGTGGTGTATATATGGCATATACATATCAAACAACTGACACAAATAGAAAAAAAGTAAATAAGTTACAATTTGATGTTAAAATTGTTAATCCAGGTGAAATTGATTCGAGTGATTTCAATAGAGAACAAGGTCAACAACAAAATGCTCCAGAAGTAAATATTGAGGTTGAGGAGGATTTAATGGGTGATTTGGAAAAACTTGATTTAGAAAAAGCAAAAAGAAGATTTATTAATAGTATGATACAAGGTGCATCAGAAAAGGCTCACTTTATGTATCATTATGTTCCTGATAAAATTGAGGAAATTACTGGTTCTGAAAACTTAATAAACCAATATGGTATTTTAATGTCAATTAACGATACACTTTATTGGCAATTAAGTGACGAACAAATGAAAATGATGATGGGTGGAGGCGGAGAAGGTGGGTCAAGTATGGCTGGTAAACAAAAAGTGGATAGAAATTCCAACCCTCCCAAAATAACAGTAGAAGCTGTTAATTTTCCCGTACTTGTCCATGAATTGGTTAAAGCGGTAATGGAATTAATTTCATACGCCGGTGACCCAGATGATTTAGAAACTTTTAATGCGGTACAACAATCAGAAGATACTTTAGAAAAAGAAGTATGGGATTTGAGATTAGGGCCGGCAATATGGGAAAGAATGAGAAAACAATTTCCTGAAGATATCCTAACTGATGTAAATAAGATGCATCTACAGAATAGATTACTAATGACAATATTCAAATTACCAGCAAAAAATTTATTGGTATTCGCAAAGGAGGTTGTTTCAGGTTCTGAAAATGGTAAAAGATTAATGAATGAGTTAATGTTAGGAATTGAACAATTACTTAGAGACCAAGATTACCAAACTGCGATGGCTGCATTTAATGATGATTTAGATGATGTTGCGGATGATTTTACTGATGATGATATGAGAAATCTTTTAGGTGATTTAGGTATTAGTTTATCGGATGACGATGATGACGATAATCGATAATATTTAAAAGGGGGTTTTTACCCCCTTTTTTTGTATTTATATATATGAATAGTAAAATAGAACAATTAAAAGAGTATGCTCGTATCATGAAAGATACCCCATACGCTTTAAAAACATATCTGCAGACTTTCGATAATACACAAAAAAAATATGTTCCATTGGAATTGTTTCCTGACCAAATTCAACTATTAGAAGACTATGAGAATTACAATGAGAATATTACAAGAAAATATAGACAGGCTGGTGTAACAACGGTAACTGCGGCGTGGGTTTCTAAAATATTACAATTAGCAAAACCCGAAAATCCGGAAAGAGTTCTTATCATTGCAAACAAAAGAGATACAGCAATTGAGATGGCTAACAAAGTTAGACATTTCATAGACCAATGGCCGGAATGGATTAATGTTGGATTCTCACCCGATAAAAACTCAGAAAGTAGATTTAGATTAAATAATGGATGTGAGGTTAAAGCCGTTGCAACATCTGCGGATGCGTTACGTGGTTATACACCAACTATTCTAATATTTGACGAGGCAGCATACATTGAAGCTGGTGATGATTTTTGGGCAGCATCTATGGCGTCCCTATCAACGGGTGGTAAGATTATTCTTATCTCAACACCTAACGGTTATGACCCAATTTATTATGGTGTATACGACCAAGCAATTCGAGGTATAAATGATTTTCATATTACCGATTTAAGATGGTTTAAAGACCCTCGTTATACTAAAGACCTAAAATGGGTTAAGTGTAGTGATATCGTTCATTACATGTTAAATAGAGAACAGTATATCGATGATGATGTTGTTCTTTATGACTTCGACATTGAAAAATACCAAGAGTTACATGAACTAGGTTATAAACCCTATTCGTCATGGTTTGAATCCATGTCTAAAAAATTCAAATACGATAGAAGAAAAATTGCACAGGAATTAGAGTGTGACTTTTTAGGTTCAGGAGATGGTGTTATTCCAGGTGAAATACAGGAAAATATTGCAAAGAATATGATTCGAGTACCAAAGGAAAAATACATGCAAGGTACATTCTGGCATTGGAAAGAACCTATTCAAGGTCACAGATATATTATGGGTGTGGATGTAAGTAGAGGAGATAGTGAGGATTTTTCTTCAATTAATGTAGTTGACTTTGACGATAGAGAACAGGTTGCTGAATATATCGGTAAAATACCACCTGATGATTTAGCGTCAGTTGCATATAAATGGGGTATATTATATGATGCATTTATTGTAATTGATATTACCGGAGGTATGGGTGTTGCAACATCAAGGAAGTTACAAGAATTAAATTATAAGAACCTTTATATTGACGGGGTTAATACTAAAAATATATGGGAATATAATTCAAAAGCCATGGAGAAAATTCCTGGTTTGAATTTTAATAATAAAAGAACACAAATTGTTGCAGCATTTGAGGAACAACTTAGAAAAGGTTTCTTAGTTAGGTCAAGTCGTTTATTAAATGAATTAAACACCTTTGTTTACATGAATGGTAGACCTGACCACATGAAGGGAGCACATGATGACTCAATAATGAGTTTATCAATGGCACTTTATGCTGGAGATATGTGTTTTAATCAATTACAAAGAAGTGAAGCGTCAAATAAAGCGATGTTAGAATCGTGGACTGTTACCGAAAGAACATATGAACCAAATAAGTCTTTTTATTCTTATGGTACAGCATTTGACCAAATTGGTTCTATGGGTATGGATAACCATCCTGCGTTTCCACAACAAAATGGGAGTTCAAAAGAACAATATAAAGAGTATGCATGGTTATTTGGTAAAAAGAGATAAACCTTTATTATGATGAATAAAATACTTATATTCTAAATCAAAACTATTTATATACATGGCAACAGATAATAAAACAGTATTTCAAAGACTCACACATATGTTTGGGTATCCCGGTAAAACAAAGCCAGAGGAAGCCCCATCTTATAATTTTAACAAGGATGAGATACTAAAAACAAACAGTAAAGAAGAATACGAAAAAGCGTTATTACAAGCGCAACAATCGGAATATATTGCAGATAAATGGACTAAATTAGACCAATCACTTTATAACCAATCGGTTTATTATGAACCAAATAGAATGTCAGCTTATTATGATTATGAGTCTATGGAGTTTACTCCCGAAATATCGGCATCACTTGACATTTACGCAGAAGAATCAACAACACTATCCGAAAAAGGTGAACTTATCACTATATTTTCCGAATCAACAAGAATTAAGGAAATCCTTACCGATTTATTTAAAAATAGATTAGACTTAAATACCAATCTACAAATGTGGACAAGAGGTATGTGTAAGTATGGTGATGATTTTGTTTATTTAAAAATTGACCCAGAAAGAGGTATTATAGGTTGTCAACAATTACCTAATATTGAGATTGAAAGATTAGAAGGAAAAGAATCTAAAACTCCAGGTCAACAAACAGCAATGAATTTACCCTCAAGAGAGTTGAGATTTAATTGGAAAAACAAAGATGTTGAATTTCAAGCTTGGGAAATTGCCCATTTTAGATTATTGGGTGATGATAGAAAATTACCATATGGTACATCAATGTTAGATAAAATAAGAAGAATTTGGAAACAATTACTTCTTGCTGAAGATGCTATGTTAATATATAGAACCACAAGAGCACCCGAAAGACGTGTATTTAAAGTTTTTGTTGGTAACATGGATGATAAAGATATTGAGGCTTATGTTCAACGTGTTGCTAATAAATTTAAAAGAGACCAAGTAGTTGATGCAAGGAATGGACAAGTGGATATGAGATACAATCAAATGGCGGTAGACCAAGATTTTTTCATACCTGTTCGTGATGCCGCTCAAACAAGTCCAATTGAAACATTACCCGGAGCACAAAACTTAGGGGAAATTGCGGATATTGAATATATCCAAAAGAAGATGTTAGCAGCATTGAGAATACCTAAAGCGTTTTTAGGTTTTGAAGAAGTTGTTGGTGATGGTAAAACATTGGCATTAATGGATATTCGTTTTGCTAGAACAATTAACCGTATTCAAAAATCTTTAATACAAGAGTTAAATAAGATTGCATTAATTCATCTTTATCTTCTTGGATTAGAAGATGAGTTAAGTAACTTTTCATTATCATTAACAAATCCATCTGCACAATCTGATTTATTAAGAATTGAGCAATGGAAAGAAAAAGTTCAACTATATAAAGATGCAACATCAGACCAATCTCAAGTTGGTATTCTTCCAGTATCACATACGTGGGCTAAGAAAAATATTCTTGGATTTAGTGATTCTGAAGTTATGTTGGATTTACAACAACAAAGACTTGAGAGAGCAATTGGTTTTGAATTAACCAACACACAGAATGTTATTAAACGCTCAGGTGTATTTGATGACGTAGATTCTAAATATGGTGTACCCGAATCAGAAAGACAGTTGGGTGGAACACCACCTGAAGGAGGAGCAATGGGTTCTGATATGGGTGGAGCACCACCACCACCTTCTGGTGGAGAAGTTCCATTGAGTGAAAATGAAACAAAAAAAGATAATATTCTAAGTTTACTGGGTGATAATAATAAATTAAATGATTTATTTGATTATGATAAAGCACAACAGAATATTTATGAAATAGAAAATAAATTAAAAGACATATTAAATCAATAAATAAAATGACAAACTTCGGTGAAATAAAATCAAAATTGTTAACTAAGTTAACCGAGTCTTATAATTCAGGAAATAAAACTGAACTAAAAGAATTAATCAATAAATTAAAATCAAATAAGAATTTGGTTGAGATGCACCATTTCTACGAAGAAATGGAAAACATGTTTATTTCCAATAAAGATAATGCAAAATTGTATGTTGAGACTTTAGAACCACAATTAATTGATAGAATGAAATCAATTTCAAGTGATTGTAAGAACTTCAATAAATTATTAAAAGATGTTGTGGCTGAACATAATGATTTATATGTGTGTTTGGATATTTTATCCGAGGAGAATAACATACATAATATCTCTAAAAAAATTGAAAATAGAGAAAATTTTATTAAATTTCTAACAACAAAAAAATCTATTAAGAAAGAAGAAGAACCAATTGTTCAATTTGAAAACCACACTTTACTAAACACGGTATTGGTGGGTAACTTTAATACTAAATTTACTGATTTTTTAAATGAGGAACAAAAAGAAACATTTACAAAAATTGTTTCTTTAACTGAATCTGAATTAGAAAATGAGGTACAAAAAATTAAATCCGAAATCAATCAGAAAATAGATACTTTACTAAAAGAATCTACGGATAGTGTTATGGATGAAAAATTAAATAAAGTAAAAGAGGATTTAAACGAAACCGAATTGACTAAGTATAATTATTTTAAAATGACCGAATTGAAAAAAGGTCTTTTTAGTTAATTATCGTTATCATTCATTAGTTGTTGTTTATAAACTGCTTTTAACTTTTCACTTCTTTTTACGATTGAAGGTTTAATGAACGATTGACGTTCTCTTAAATTTTCAGTTTGTTTAGTCTTCTGAACCTTGTACTTGTACTTTTTTAGTGCTGAGTCAAGGTTCTTTTCTTTGCTTACATTTATTATTATCATAGTTTTTTTTAAAAGATAAAAAAATTATTTTGATTTACTAAGTTTATTGTGTATATTTTAAATACACCATAAATTATGTAAGTATGAAAATAACAAATGAAAAAAGGAAAATTTATAACGATTGGTGTCCACAACAATGTTAAGTTGGGATATGGTACGGTCGATTTTAAAAATTTAAAAACAATCTACATCCAATTAAACTCATGGACACAGCCGTTGGAAGAAAATTGTGACTTTAATAAAATAATATTAAAGACAAGAAGACAAATAAAAGAAAACATTTACAACTTAAATTCTGAATTATTTAAACCAGAATCCATAGTTGATTTAGATATAAAAACAAATGGAATAAAGACCAATAAAAGGTCATTCATGGATTTAGAGATAACATTATATGTCTCAAAACAATTCGACATTAGGTCAAATGAAGTAAAAGATACGATATTCAATCTATCAAAAAATGTAATAGATACCATTCTTATAGAAAAAACTTTATTTAATTTCTTCGAAAAGAAGAATTAATTAAGGTTTCGGGGTATTTATTATAAAAAAGTTAGATGAAAATACTTGGACCAAATGAAACTTACATATATTGTCTAATACATGACAATCATGTAAGATATGTCGGGAAATCCGATAACCCAAGTAAAAGATTCGAAGAACACCTTAGAAAATGTAAGTACCAAATAACGTATAAAGATAAATGGTTATTTGGTTTAATCGAGTCCTCTCAAAAACCCGAATTATTAATTTTGGATAAAGTTCCATTTGATGAATTCGGATTTTGGGAGGATTTTTATATTAATTTATTCAAGTCGTATGGTTTTAAATTAACAAATTTAGCCCCTGGTGGGTGTGGTGGAAATTTTGGTTTAGAAACAAACAAAAAAATATCTGAAAAATTAAAAGGTAGGATTTTTAATGAAGAATGGAAATTAAAAATTTCTAAATATAGGACGGGTAAAAAACATTCAGAAGAAACCAAATCTCTTTTTAAAATACAAAGAAAAAACGAAGGTAATTCCATGTTTGGTGTTAAAAGAAAGCAAGAATGGGATGAAAAAAAAAGAAAAAAAATCTATCAAATAGATGGTAATGGTAAAATAATAAAAGAATGGAATTCCATACAAGAGGCATCCACAAATACTAATACTAATAGAACATCTATAAATTATGTTTTAAGTGG